CCTCCTTCGGAATCGGCGTGATCTTCCAGCCCGACAGATCCGAAGACTCGCGCATCAAGCGCGCGATCAGGGGCGAGATCATATAGGTGAGGCGCATCGTCTCCTGCTGCGCCATGTCGATCGTGTTCAGCAAGCGCGAGAGCGGCGTCACACCGAATTGCGAGAGGATATGAATGTCGGCCCCGGTGTTCACCACAGCTCGACGTCCGACCGGCAGCGGCCCGACATACCACACGCCTTTGAGTGACCACGTGTCCGCGGAATTCGGGTCGGTCCCTTGGTAGACCGCGACGTCGCCCTGCGAGGAAATCGCGACGAGGTTGTCGTTGATGTCGGTGCCGGCATCGACCGTCCAGCGCACGAGCGCGGCGAGAGATCCGCCGTGCCTGAACTGTTCGCCGAAGTTGAACTCGCTCACCGTGCCGGTGATCTGCGAGACAGGGAGATACCACGCGCGAGTGCTCGCCTTCTCGATGAACCATAGGCGCTTCATGTGCTCGACGACATAGCAGAGCAGCGACGGATTGACCCCGTTGATCTGCCCGATGCCAGCGCCCGCAGTCGGCATCGCCCAGCTCGAACCGTTGTAGTACGCGTAGCCACCGTCGTCGTTGCACGCGACGAGGAACGCGCCCGCGAGATTCTGGAAGTTGATCCACGTCCAGAAGTCGCCCGCGGTTGGGGCGACCACGCCGGCCTCCGCGGTCCACGGGCCGGGCCCTCCGGCAGTGACGTTGTAAATATGCCCGCCACCGGTCGCGGCGAAGAGTTTGCCTGCCGGCGGCGTGGTCGAGCCCGAGCGCGGCTCGACCAGCAGTCGATGCTGCATCGAGAATTCCCTCTTCATCGGCGAACTCAAGAGGGCCGGCGCTGCAGTCGCCGGGTAATAGCTCATCATCGTGCTCACTGGGACCGCGGCGGGAAGACCGGTTGCCCATTCGGTGTACCCCTTGCGAGTGCGAAGCCCGTAGGGCTCGACGAGCACATTCGTGAGACTGATCGCGTACTCGGGCCCCATCACCGCGAACGTGTCGCGCGCATTCAGTCCCTTGTACGGGATCGCGAGCGGCGTGATCGCGCCGAGCTGCGGCTGCGCGCGCGGTGTGTTCTGCGGAGTGGCGACACGAAACATCAGGTGTTGCCTCGCAGATGCGCCGATAGGAACTGCTGCATCGCCTGCTGCTGCGGTGAGAGCGCGCCCATCGTTCTTGAGGGTGGCGGCGGCGGGGTCCAAGTGCTCGGCGTCTGTCGCGGCGGGGCCGAGTACTTCGGCACGTCTGCTGTCGTCGGCAGCTGGTACGTTGGATTTTGACCGTTGATGCCGTACAAGACGCCCGGAGGCGGCTGTCCTCCATACACGCCCCAGTCACCCGTAGTTAGGCGCGTCGAAAGTTCCGATGGAGTCCAAGAGTGCTTATTTCCGACACCACCAATGTCATAGCTGGGGTCGGATCCGAATTGGCCTCGACTCGTCTGGTACACACTCACCGTTTTTTTGGGCAGATTGAGCCCAGAGAAGTCCATCGCAAACGGATCCGTCGGATCTCTTCTCCCAGTTCCCCACGTGAAAATTGGCGTCCAGCCGGGCTGTCCGTTTGGCCCGGTGATCGGCATCGTCGTCGGTGGAGGTGGTGCCGGTACGTTCGTATCCGCCATGTCAGCTCCCGAAGCCCGTGTCGGGCACATTTGAATAACCGTCGAGGTAGCGATAGCCTCCGGGCACCGCGCCCGAGAGCGTGAGGGTCTGCCCCATCTGATTGCGCTGAGTGAGCTGCTGCAGGCGATCGTTGAAGTCCGACTGCACTGCCGCGGTCGACAGGCCCTTCATCTCCAGCCACTTCAGCTTGATCGCGAGCACCATCAGCAACCAGTCGAAGCGCGGGATGTCGGCGTTGTTGTCGGCGCGCTGCTTGAAGGTCGTCGGCACCGTGCCGTCGATCACCCAGTTCGCGTCGATGTACTCGAAGGTGATCGTGTCACCCACAGCTGGCGGCGTGAGGAACTGCAGCTGGTCGGCGAAGATGCGCGCCATCGGCGTGATCGTGACCTTGGGCACCCACGAGGCGATCGTCGCCCATTGCTGCGGATTCACCACGACGACGGGCCGGCGGATCGCGCTCGACCAGCCGGTGCCGTCAACGAAGCGCGAGAAGTCCGCCGGCAGAGGGAACGCGGTCTTGATGCCGTCGCCGGTTGCGGTGAAAGGTTTCCTGAGCTGCTGCCAGTCGAAGGCCTCGCCCACCATGATGCCGGCGAGGTTCACCGCCGAGCCCATCAGCATCACGTTCTCGTCGGTGATGTCGTAGACGCCCGAGGGCTTGGGCAGCGAGAGCTGGATGCAGGCCTGCTGCACCTCGTAGAGGATGGTGTCCTGCTTCTGCAGCGCAGACACGGGTTATCCCGCCACGGGTTCCTTCACCATCAGCTTCTCGACCAGCGTCGTGAGTCGTCGCACCTCGGCAGTCAGCTCGGCGATCTGCCCGTCACGCTTGTCGAGTTCCGCCTGCATCTTGCGGAAGGGCGCTTCACCCTTCGAGGCCTCGACTGCGAGCTTCGCGAGCTGCTTCAGCTTCGGCGCGCCCATGATCTTCTGCACGGTGCTATCGGGAAGATCGGCGAGCTGCTCGACGGTGAAGATCTTGAAAAACCGAAACTCCTCGACCTGCGCGCGCGTCATCATCGGCCAGTGCTCAAGGCGCGTACCCACCGAGCCGGGCTCGCTGACTCCGGTCGCTTTCCACGCGGTGTACGCACCGGGCCAGCGCTGCTTGTCGGTGTCGCGCACCGGGCGATCGATGATGTTGTCCTTGCTGTTGAAGATCTGCACGCACTCGGTGTCGCGAAAGATCGGGCGACCTTCTTGCGCGGTCGCCTCGGCATCTTGAATCGCGCCCATGTAGAAGCGCACTGGCAGCTTCTCGTCGCCAGCGTGCGGATTGCGCGGATCGAATTGCGAAAGGTCAAACTCGAACGTTTGCATGCGATCTCCTATTGAATGGCGATGCGGCCTTCGGCGGTGACGGGCCAACCGCGCACGTAGTGATGAATCGCGCCCGTGCGGTCGCAGGCGATCTTGCCCGCCGCGGTGAATGGCATGCCCGAGTGAAAGCCGGTGATCGCCACGGTGTTGACGTCCTCGATGCAGATGCGCCCGTTGGGCCCGTACGGAATCCCGCCGTTCCAGCTGCGAGGGGCGACGCCGATCGCGACGCAGATCGGCCCGTCAGCGAAGGGCATCGAGAACGGAGCGATCTGCTTCGGCAGGTTGGCAGTGGTCAGCACGCGACCGCTGCCACCGAAACCGAGCGCGGCTGCGTTCACGCGACCGCCGCGCTCGCCGCGCTCGCGCTGCCAAAGGACGATTGCCCGGTCACGAGCGCGACTCCGGAGCGATTCACGAAGCCCGTCTCGATCGCGGCCCCGGTGGCGACACCCGCGGCAGCAGTCACGGTCTTCAACGCGAAGCCGGTGAATGCAGGACCAGCTCCCGCATCGCGCGAGCCGCCGTTACCAGCGCAGCCGATGCCGAAGCCCGCGGTGTAGGGATTCGTGCCTGCGGTCCCCGCGACATTGGCGTAGAGCGGCGCGCCTGAGGTGACTTGGCGACCTCCGCCGATGTACATGTAGCGTGAGTCCGTCGACGAGGTCGCGTCAGGCTTGGAGACTCCCGGCGTGTAGTCGTCGGTGAAGCCCGCTGCCTTGATGCTCGCGGGTGCGGTGAGGCCGATGATGACCTCGGGGCCGAAGCCGATCCCGGTCGAGAGCGCGCCCGTTGTCGCGTTGCCGGCAGAGTCCTTATCGAAGGGCGAGCCCTTCGGGCCAGAAAGAAGATCGAACGTCACCGGCTGACCCACGCTCGGGTTCGCCGTGGTGTTGTTCGTTTTGGTGTCGCCGGGGATGGATGCAGGCATGGGATCTACTCCTCGTAAGTTGCGTGCTTCTTCGGCGCGAAGCTCGTGCCGAAGAGACTCGGTGGCACGTCGACATCATTCGATGCGCCGTCCATCACCACACCGAGCTTCTTCATCGGTGCTGGCGCAGTGGGTGTCTCGGCCTTGTTACCGGTGATGCTCACCGGCTCTCGACCCGGCTCCGATGCGCCGTCCATCACTTCGCCGTTCGCCGGCTCATCCAACGGCTGATCCTCGTCGTGCTGTCGAACTCTCTTGTGGGTCGTCATGCTTCACCTCGAATGAGAAAAGCGGGAGCGCCGCTTGTGGCAGCGCTCCCACGAAGCCCTCTGGAGAGAAGGCCAAGAAGACATCACGGCGAGATCAGACGCCCTTGGAACTTCGCGCCGCTGCTCGTCAAATTTCCGGCCCAACCGAGCACGGTCACCGTTGCGTCCTGATTTATGGCGTAGCGCTTGGAAGGCTGCAACGCTGTGAGGTTACGTTCGGAGTGCGGCCTCCACATCAGGAATTTCGTGTTGAGGAAGTACATCGTCTTCGCCGCAGCAAATCCGCCGATTCCGCCGTCGAGCAGGCAGTCCGCCGACATGTACTTGATTGTGGGAAATCCGAGCGTGGCGGATTGCGGGTCGGTGAAGCGCTGCTGTGCTTGCAGCGACGCCATGTACACGCCCCACATGAAGCCGTCCATCACGATCAGATCCGGACGATCCATGCCGCGCACGAGCGATGCCCACATCGTGTTCATCGCGGCTTGAATGGTCGAGGCGGTCGCCGCCGCGCCCATCGTGGTCGACTGCGAACGCCAGAACGTCCACGTCACGCGATCGATGCCGCCGTAGGTGCCGGTCGCGGGGTTCACCGGAACAGCTGCGTCGAGCCCGGTGATCTGCTTGCCACCGTTGCCGGTGCCGTCCGAGTAGACGCCGCCCGAAAGAAGATTCGCCATCGTGCTCTCTGCAACCTGCAGGCGAGCATCGATCAAATCGATCATCTGTTCCTTCGAGTTATTTTGCAGCTCCTCGAGCCCCGAGATGACCACAGGGCACGCCGCCTGCTTGATGTCGAAGACGGCAGACGAGAGCACGTCAGCCGTGGCGACAGGCAGCAGATCGTAGCCACTGTAAAAACCGGCGTTGCCGTTCTCAGCGAAGGACAGCTCCTGCATGATCACGGAGCCGCCGGAGATGGTCTTGGTGTTGCCTCGCTTGTCGATCCAAGTCAGCAACCCGTTATTCTTGGTCACCGAATCGGCGATTTTGCGCGAGCGATTCTCAATCGTCGTGGTGACGATGTCGCTCAGGTTGGGAAATGCCACGTGTGCCTCCGATCAAAGGTTGCAAGAAAAACTTCTCCTTGCCCGCGAGGCCCTCGTGTTCGATCTACGATGGCACGCGCCCTTGATCGGTCGGGCTGACCGGCTGCTGCAACTCCGCGATGGCACC